ATGTTGACAGTTCACTCCCAACTCTGTCTGGTACTGAAAACCAAATTGTTTATAACGCTGGAACAATTTCTTTGGCAGCAAATATCACAACACCAGGCAACCTGACTGTCACTGGAGACTTAACTGTTCAAGGCAATACAACAACTCTTAACACAGCAACACTCGTTGTTGAGGATAAGAACATTGTTCTTGCCAATGTTGCAACACCAACAGATACAACTGCCGATGGTGCTGGGTTCACAATTAAAGGCGCAACGGATAAGACACTTAATTGGGTTGATGCTACCGATGCCTGGACATCCTCTGAGCATTTCAATATTGTCGCTGGTAAGTCATTTTATATTGGCGGATCGGCAGTACTTTCAAATACAACTCTGGCTTCAAGCGTTATTACCTCAAGTCTTACATCTGTAGGAACAATTGGTACTGGTGTATGGCAAGGTACTGCTATTGGTATCGCTTACGGTGGAACTGGTTCAACAACTGCTGGAGATGCAAGAACCGCTTTAGGTCTCGCTATTGGTACGGATGTTCAAGCGTTCAGCTCGCAACTCACAGCGCTTGCTGCGAACACTGCTACTATTGACGGTGGTACTTTCTAATTAAGGGGTTTTAATGCCTAATGTAATTAAAATTAAAAATTCAGGTACAGCAAATAGTGCTCCCACCTCGCTTGAGGTAGGAGAGCTTGCTATTAACTATGCCGATGGTCTTTTATTTTATAAAGACTCAAGTAACACTATCGTTTCTTTTGACATTAGCGGAACTTTTAGTACAACCCAGCTAGGTGAAGATTTAAATGACTTTGAAGTGTCACTAGCAATGCAGACTTTTTAAAGGCTGAAAAACAGTAATACTGTTATAATTGAATTATGGAAGATGTAAAGATTGATACAAGCAAGACACTGACTTTGACGCTTCCTTCTGACCCTACATCGAACGCAGTGTCTGTTAGCCTATATCATGAGTTTGGAAATTTAGTAACCGGGCCAACCGCAGCAACAAGAGCATCTGCTGGAGTTTACACCATAACATATGGGCAGCAAGCTTCTGGACATTATGTCTTTAATTCAGCAGGTAGGCATCGTGCTGATTTTACATATACTGTATCTGGCACTTCTTATACGAAATCTCAATATATAAATGTCTACACCCCTTACATCACGGCTGACACCTTCTTTGAGGATCATCCCGAACTGGAAGATGACTGGTATGACAAGTTTGATAAAATGGAGAAGAAAGTAAGAAACATTATCAATACATTTTGTGGTCAAAGTTTTGAAAGGTATCTTGATAAATCTTTTGTCATTTCAGGAACTAACAAGAAGACTTTACATCTTCCTTACCCAGTTGTTACTTTAACAAAAGTAACCATGAATGTCGGTGAGGACGATGAAGCAATACTATTTGATTCCTCAGACCCTTCGTATACCAGTATTCAAAAATCAAAGGAGCCGCACAATTTCGGTAGTTCTTATTATATTGAATACAGAAGGTCAACTCTTGATAGCGTTCAAACAATTATTACAACGGCTAAATTTAGATCAGATGACTTCTTCACAATTGAAGGAGATTTTGGTTGGCAGTTTGTGCCAAACAATATTGAGCAAGCAGCAGACCTTTTGTTGGAAGATATGATGAATGACGACTCTGAGTTTAGAAGGCATGGTATTTCTAGAGTTGACATGGACACCATTGAATACGAAATGAGAAGAGATTCATCATTTTATGAATCAACTGGGAATATTGATGCTGATGTTCTACTCATGGATTACACATTGTTTATTATGGACTATGTTGTCTAATCATGTCACGAGGAACATATCTACCACTATCGCATAGTATTGATGTATACACACGCACCACTTCTGTAAATGATGCTGGTCAAAAAACAATGTCATACACCAAGGCTGGAACTATAAAAGCTTTTTTTCAATCGATGTCCTCAGAAAGAAGAACTTACCCATATATAGACAATGTTGATGAAATTGAGTTTTACATTTCTCACAAAGATCAATCTTATGCTATTTACAATAACAGAATTCAAAATGTTGTTGATAGGTTTGGAAATGTTATAGAAGCTGGTCCAGTTGAAATCATTAATATTCATAAACAAACTGGCCTTAATGGAAAGGTTAGACAAGTTCTTTTGACTTGCAGGAAGGTTGTTGAGAATGCTTAATATCAGAATTAACAAAACAGCTTCGCTTCAATTGGAAACTGCCGCTATATTTTATTCAATTCTACCAGTGAGAGTTCAGTATGCTCAGGCTGCAGGAATGGCGGGTGCAAAAAGAAGTATCAAACAGGCAGTACTTCCAGTTGGTAAGGCTGCCAAGTATTTACAGTATGAAATTATACCGTATGGTCCAACTGGAATGGTTTTGAAAATCACACCATATCCAAAAGAGTATGTGAGAAAAGATGGTGGGAATATACAGATCGCTTCGGCAATTCTCCTTACCGGAAAGAAGGGTGGTGGTTTTATTGTACCAAAGAAGGGTCTGGCAATGAAAACAAGATCAGCTTCTGTCAGCGCCGGGTATAAAGAGTTTTATCAAACTGTAAGAAAAGTTGCTATCACATCCAAAAGAAAGCAAATACAGGAGATAGCAAGACAGGTTCTTTTGCAAGAATTAAAAATTTCTTTTGCGAAGCAGGGTTTTGGTATCCGTGGTGGCGCACCTACTGGTGCTAGAGATGTGGTAAGGTAGATTATGCCAATTAGTGTATATGATGTTAATACATTCTTAAAAGCCGATGCTACTTTGGCAAATATTGCAGGAAAAGTGATGAACTTCTTTCCTGTTGTTGGCTACGGCACAGAAGCACCACCGTTTGTGATTTACTTCTACAGCCCTTATATTCCCTCAGTGGAGTCTTACTGGAATCGTTATGATGGAATCAGATATTCTGTTTATGATAGTGATGTGGATAGAATGTTTAAAATTGGGGAGAGAATGATTAAACTCCTTGGTGAAGGCGATCAAATCCAAGGTGATGTTCCAAGCTCTAATGTGCGTATCCTGTCTTCCCAACTGGTCAGTACTTCGGTAAGTGAGCCTATTGAAAAAGAAGGCTGGTATCAGATGGACCTTGATTTCTCGCTGTTTTCAGTTAGCCTCTGATATATTTGTGGTATCATAAATACATATGAAGTATACTGTAATTACATACATCGGTAAGACCCCAGGGTTTGCCGTGAAATTAGGAAAAGATCTTTATGATTTTGAGTGGCAAAAAGGCGTAGGAATAGGCCGCCGCTCCGATGAAATAAAACTAGACCACGCCATGAAGATTTCTAAATGGCGTGATCGCAGGGGCAAGAAAATATTTGTCCTTGAATAATAGGAGGAAAATAAAATGGCAGTAACAACTTCCAATATCGTGGTTGGTGAAGCAACAGTAAAAACTGGTGTTTCCAACATTACGATGACAAACTCAGATTTTGATAGCTTGACAGATGTCGGTGCGACCCAAGGTGGTCTTGAAATTTCGTGGGAGCCAGACATGGTTGACATTGAAATCGACCAGTACGGTGATGCCGCAAAAGTCATTCAGTCAAAGGTGAAAGTAATGGTTAAGACAACCCTTGCAGAAGGAACTCTTAACAACCTTGCAACAGCATGGAGCTATGACAATACTGACGGTGGAGCAGACATTAAAGCAAACCTCGCCGGCTCAGGCGCAAACACAAAAACTTTCTTGTTTGGTTCACAAAGTGTGTATCCATTCGAGTACGCGCTGCAGGTCACGGGCAATGCCCCTGGCTCAACAGCTTCGGTTACAAAGACACGCAAGTTTAACACTAAGCGAGCAGTCTCTATGACCACTTCGATGATCTCGATGAAGAGAGCTGAAGCAACTGTGTTTGAAGTATCGTTCCGTATCCTTCCAGTAACTGAGGATACAGGCTACGAATACGGCAAGATTATTGATCAGCAATAATTAACACCAAAAATTTGTACTAACGGAAAACTCTCAGGCAACAGTATGATATACTGAAGTCTGGGAGTTTTTCTATAATCCCTAAGACTATTTATAAGGAGTATTATAAAAATGACAACAAATGCAGATCTGTTCAAGGGAACTGAAATTACTTTTTCTGATGGAAAAACGAGAATTGTTAAGCCTTTGACAATCAAGCACCTTCGTGAGTTTATGAAGGTTGCTAACGAAATGAAGACGGACAGCGATGCTGGAATGACTGACGAGGACATTGATAAGATGATTATGGCAGCATCAATTGCACTTCGTAAGTGTGACCCAGAATTGGCAGCAGACCGTGATGCTCTTGAAGATGTTCTTGATTTGAGAACCTTTGGTGAAGTCATGGCAGCCGCTATGGGGTCTGATCCAAACCCAAACCTCTAGGCGGGGACTCTGGTGGTGACGAACCACTATCTTGGAATGAAATCCCCCTTCTAAAATATGAATCGGAAATATTTGTTCAAACCGGGGCATGGAAAAGCATTGAGGAATTAGAAGAATCGTTGATTCTTCATGAAATGTTTTTATTGTACCGTGCTTGCTCTAATGAGTTTAGTAAGAATATAAAAGCCGCTGCCCTTGCTCAAGGAGCAGATGTTGACTTTGAAGATGACTGGTATGACAATCAGGAGCGCACTCCTGCTGACCCTATGCGTCCATTTGAGGTTATGAACTTTGGTATTCCATTGGGTTATGCACAAGAATGATTATTGCTAATTACGCAATAAAATGGGATAATTTACATTGGTACAAATATGTCTGATGTTGATCTCATAATTAGTGTACATACAACAGGCGCTAAGGATATTGCCAATCTTAGCGCCTCTGTTCGCAACCTTGCTTTAGGAATTAAGGGTGTAACTGTGCCTATGCGGGCACTGGATACACATACCCGGGCTGTTAATAAAGCTCTTGGTATCACTAATCGTGGTGTTGCCCAACATGCTAATAGTTTAAAAGAATTAAAGAAAAATCAGGCGGCTCTTTCTGAAGAGTCAAAGAGACTCCGTTCCAATATCCAGAGCTATAATTCTGCAATATTAAAAGCTGGTGGTCCTACCACAAAACTTGGTCAGGAGCTGTCAAAGGCTCAGAATGATCTTAAATCTTTTTCAAACACCTTTCGTGGTCTTAGGATTAGATCTTTTGGATCTGACTTAAGCAACATTTCTTTGAAATTGCAAAAGATGGGTAAGGATTTCCAATTTGTTGGTCGAAGCTTAATGATCAACTTGACTGCTCCGATTACATTGTTCGGAAGATTGGGTCTTCAGAGCTTAGCTAAAGTCGATGGTGCTTTAGTCCGTCTTACCAAGGTTTTAGAAGATGTTGCTATGGATGCGGAGCAAGCTAATTCTAAACTTGGTGGGATAGGCGATCCACAACGAGTCGAAAAAATGATTGCAGCCTTTAATGCCCTTGATCGCAGCCTTACAGGGGTTAGCAATAAATTTGGTGTTTCTAAAGATCTTGTTGTTAGCATAGCATCTGATTTTGCGGAACTTGGTATTACTGCTAGTGAGAATATTATTGAACTTACTACTCTAACTGCAAGTCTTGAAAAGCTTGGATCGATGGATATTTCTGCAGCTCAGGATCTCACTCAGGCACTTTATTTTCAATCAAAAAGAGCACTTACGGCTTCTGGAGCACTCGATAAATTAAGTACTTCGGCAGAAAGGGAAACTCGTGCAATAGCAGCAGCTACAACTCAAGCATACTTGTTTAACTCTATTGAGAATGCTACTGCTCTTACATTGAAAGATATTGCAGAAACACTGCCTGAACTTGGCGGCATGGCAGTTAGCTTTGGATTGTCAATGACAGAAGCAGCAGCTTTGCTTGCTCCAATGAAAGCTGCTGGTTTGGATGTTGGCGCATCCGCTAACTCAATTAAAGTTTCTCTTCAAAGAGCAATTAGTCCAACTAAACAAAATGTTGAATTAATAGCAAGCCTGGCTCAGAAATACGGTGTAGCAGATGATGCTACTAGTGCATTTAATAAAACTACGAAAACTGGTTTAACTGGTTTGCAAGCTATTGTTGATATTTTTGGCGAAGTTAGAAACTCTGCTGCGGGCCAAGAGGGTGCTCTTAAATTAATGTCTGACCTGTTTGAGAAGCGTCAGGGTCCAAGAATGTATATTGCGATTGAGCAGTTAAATCAATTTGATAAAGCATTGAGTAACCTCAGTGCGACTGGTGCTGGTACATCTGAAAGAATTCTTGCGTCAGTCGCTGAAACAGCAATCAAGGGTTTCAATGAGCTTAATGGAACAGCTCTTCCTGAAACAATTCGCCAGTTTAGCGATATTGGAATTATCGCCCGCATCGCTACAGCAACAGTCGGTCAGGTAGTAGAGGGGTTCAAAGGAGCTGGGCTTAAAGGGGTAATTACTGAGGCAGAAATTAAGACTGCTAGAGAAGCTAGGAAGGCAGTATCTGATTTAATTTTAACAAAACAGCAAAATGAGGGTATAAACCTTATTGACGGCGCACAGACTGAAGCCGCAAAAACAATGCTTGTCGAGCTAGCTGGTGCATCTAACGCCGGCGAGGTTGCAAATAGAGAATTAGAGCAATCACTTAGGGCTCTCGATGTCACAATTGGAAGAATCAAAAACGCTTTTAAACTTTTCGCAGGCGATTTGATGAAGGTTCTTAAACCTACATTGGAAGCTATCGCTGATAAAATTACTGAACTCTATGATAAATGGGAAAAATTATCTGCTGAGACCAAAAAGAATATTTCAAGAATAGTCGTATTTGTTCTCGGGTTTCTTGCCGTACTTGGCCCAGTGGTTCTTGCTCTTGGTACTGTTCAAGCATCTATGGGAGTTTTAGGTAGAGCCTTCACAGTCTTTCTTCCTAAATTATTAAAAAATTCAGATGGGTTCATTGGCCTGGGGGAATCAGCTTCTATAGCTAAAACTAAAATTAACGATTTGTATAAAACAGTTGTTGAAAGCAATTTAAATAGATCGTTACTTCGGCTAGGTGATGCTGATAGCGCAGATGCTCTTGCTACTAAGTTAATTCCAGATCCCCCAAAGCTAATCCCTACTCCAGCGCCTCCGCCTCTTCTCCCGAGCAGCGTTAAGACAGGCGGTGATCTTGATAGACTAGTTAGATTAGAGCAAAGAAGAATGCTCTCTCATCTTGATCCGACAGATGTCGGTATAGCTCGCGGAACATTAAGAGGTCCTGGAGGTAAATTCCTTCCGATGACTCCTGGCGCTAAAACTGCGAGGGCGATGATGCTTCCTGGCGGTGGTGCTGACTTAGCGGCGGCGGAAGCTTCATTATTTGCAAGATTGAAGGCACAACAAGCAACGCTGCATGCTAAAAAACTTGCAGATATTGCTACACAAAACGCAGCAATGATGGCTGGCGCTGAGAAAGAAGCGGCGCTTAGAAGAGCGGGTATAGGAAGTCGGACTACTCCTGGCGGCATTACTCAAAGAACATATAGAGGGATGGATGTAACCGATACGCAAGCTGGAAATCTTGCAGCAAAAAGATCTCCGATACTTAGAACAAAGCTTGCTGTTCAAAGGTTTAGAGAGACTCTCCCAACTTCAAAACCTGTAAATATGGGTAAAGGTTTTGTAGAAGCTTTAAGGCCAATTCAGCAATTTAAATCAGGTATGGCTGGTGCTGGTGCTGCAACTGATGCACTGCGGGCAAAAAATGCTTTACTTGGCGCTAGCGCCCCTGGTCAATTCAAAACAATGGCAACAGCCATTGGTGGATTCACCAGGAATGTAAAACTTGCAACTTTGGCAATGAAGATTATGAGACTTGTTATGGTCAGCACCGGTATTGGTGTCATCATACTTGGCATTGGTCTCGCTATAATGCTTGTTGTAAAAAACTTTACCACTTTTAAAGAAAAATCTTCTGGTGCTATTAATAGTGTTAAGCAAGCTTTTAAGACATTCATGAGCGCACTTAAAGAGATTGCAAGACCAATTTTGGATCTGTTTAAAAGCTTTGATGATGGCGGTGCAAAAGGTAAGAGTGCCATTGGTGGTTTGTCTAAAGCATTTGGAGGTATTGCCAAGGCTATAAGTTTTGTAGCCGATTTGTTTAAGAAATTTGTTCTCAATTTTATTCAACCGTATCTTTATTACATCGTAAATCTTGTAATGGTTGTTGTTTCAATTTTCCAAGGCAATTGGGGTAACGCTCTCGACTTCTTAATATCAGCATTTTCTCATGTAGGAAAGATCATAGTTGTAATAATGAAATTTGCGTTTAAAGCGCTAGTTGCGGTAGCCGCTCTTGCAATTAAGGGAATACTTACATCGATAACTTTAATTCCAAAAACTTTGGCAAAAGCTGCGGGCTTCCTTGGTAAATTTATACCAGGCTTTACTGCAATCTCCGAGGGTATCAATTCTGTCATAGATGGCATGTTCGGGATGGTTGATAGCGCTAAAAACCTTGCTATGGGCGCTATTGATGGAGTAGCTGATGCAATAGGTTCAAAGCTAGAAAGCGGAGCAAAGAAAGGTATCTCCAATACCAAGGAAGCAGTAGACCTTGGCGGAAAAAAGATTGTAGATTCTGGTGAAGAAATAGGTTATGATACTGGCGAAGCGATTGCGAATGCAGCAGGTGATGGTTACGATGATAATGACCCTAGCGAGAAGATTGGAAAAGCGCTTAAAGACGGTATTGCAGATGCCGTTCAAGAACTACAAGATTATGTAGCTGGTGAGCTAAAGAATGCAATTGATAAATATGTAAATGCATCAATAAAAGCATTAGAAAAACAGAAAGCATCTGCTCTTAAAGTTTTTGATGTCCAATTAAAGACTCTCATGAAGCTTGAAAAGGCAGAGGAGTCTTTAACTAAAACTAAAGAGTATGAAGCTAATAAGCGTAAATTAATTGATGACAAGGCTCTTAGCGATGAGCAGTACCGCCGCAACTATGCACTGGCAGTATACGAAGGTCGTATTGATGATGCCAGAATGCTTCAGCTTGAGCAGAGCGCCAGTGAAAAGAATTATAGTGAAAACTTAAAAGGTATTGAATCGGACAGAGCCAAGGATCTTGCTAAAGAAAATCTTGAGGCTCTTAAAGAGGCTATTAACGAAGCAAAAGATGCGGCTTCTGTATTCTTTGATGAAGCTATTGAAAAATTCCAAGAGTCTATTGAAGTAATTACAAAGTTCCCTCCAGTAACAATTGAAGATTATAGAAATCAAATTGGACAGCTTTACACTATTACTAGTGATACTGCTGCTGCAAATAGTGAAGCATTTGAAAAAATGTTTACTGATTTTGCAACAACAGTTAATGACAAGATGCCTAACGATGTCATTGGGGCTTTTACTACAAATCTTGATGACCTTGTTCGTGTTGCAAGAGAGAAGTATGGTTTAGGCGGGGAAGCTGGTGAAGATACTATCATTGGAGCAACCATTGGGATGCTCGCAGATATTGGCGGGACATTTGGTGATGGTAAGCAAGTTGTTATTGATAAGTTTGGTGAAGTCACAACTGGGTTTAAAGATAATTTTGCAGCAGCAAGTACTGCCATTGTTAAGTCTGTTACTGATGATTTCTTAACTCCATTTGCTGAAGCGACAACTACATTTAGAGAAAATTGGAACAATGTGTATGTTCAAGCAATTAAAGATGGAAACCAGGCAATTACTGATAGCTTAAGAAATAATGTTAAGATTAATAAAGAATTGTTTGAAGAGATGCGTGGTAAGCTTACTGAAACAACTCTCAGCTGGCTAAACCTTAAAGCTGCAGCAGAAGCTGCTGGTGACGCTCAGGCTGCTGCTGCGGCTGGAGGCGGAGGTGTTTCTGACACTCCTGGTCCTAAAGGTTCTGTCACTCCTGCTGGTGGTCGGGCTGATGCGTTTGAAAACAATAATAGAGCAAGGGTCGACAAGGGTCTTCCTCCAATATCTTATCAAGAATTTATTTCTGGCACTGGTCGGTCTACATCTCAACTTCAAATAATAAGAAATCCTATTAGGCAGTTTGCTAAAGGCGGCATGGTTCCTTCGGGAAGTGTAAATCAAAATTTTGGGTTTCCTGAGGGTTATATCCCATCACCAAGACAAGAGGGTGTACCAACACTTCTTCATGGCGGGGAGTACATTCTTAATGCGAAGGCGGTTTCAAGAATTGGTATAGGCGCTTTGAATAAGATGAATAATAATCTTCTTCCAAAGTTTGCAAAGGGCGGTGTCGTTCCAGGCGGGAAGAGAGGTTCTGCTTCTAATACAAGAGGTAGTGCCGATAGACTTGAGGCGAGCAGTATCGTTGCTGCGCAAGTCAGGAAGGCTGCTTCTGAAGCTGCTGGGCTTCCTAAGAATTTCATTGGACCAATTGTTCCTCCAAAAATGAATTCTAAGAAAAATATTTTTCAAAAAGCTGGTGGTTTTGTAGGTGGGTCCGTTGTTGACCTTGGACAGTCATTTTCTAAATTTGGCGATTCTGTTTGGAATATTGCTTCAAGTCTTGTTGAATCACCACTTGCATTAGTTAACAAGAATTTAAGTTTCAATCCGATGACCAATCTGGATAATCGTGTGATGAGGACACAGAGAGAAGGTGTTAACTGGATTCGTGGTATCAATAATGCACTTGGTACAAATCTTGCTGGTGGAAGCACCGGCGGGTTTGGTCAAATTGCTAATAACAAAAAGTTTGGCCTTGGTGATGCTTTTAATGTCGCTACAGTTGTAGCCCCTGAAATTATGGCCCCGCTTGGATGGGCAGCAAAGATTTTAACAAAGCCAGTCGCAAGTCTAGCAACCTCTAGATTGGAGGCTATTGGTGTGGTTGGTGCAAAAGATATTGGTCTTAAAGCACTTACCTCAATGGGTACTAAGCTCGGTATTGGCTCTATGCTTAGTAAAGCGGGTAATAATCCAATACAAAGGACTTTCCGTAAGTTTTTACCTACTGAGGCTCAATACAATACAGCAAAACAATATCAAAATGATTTGTTAGAATGGGCTAATACATATGCTATGCCAAAAGCTGGTCCAGGCTGGGAGTCTGCACAAAGAAGGTATGTGCAGATAGTACAAAGTAAAAAATACAGGTACATCTCTAGCCAAGCGTCTAATTATGAGAAAATGCCAAAGAAACTTGCTGCTGTCGAAAAATATATGGCACTATCATTGCTCGGAGACCCAATCCGAAGGGGGCTTGAATATCTTCCATTGCTTAGGAGCCCAAGCCAAAATGTAATAGGTTCTGATTATTCTAGCAAAGATTTTGCTTTCTTAGAGTCTGAGAGCACTTCCAGTCCAGAGTGGTTGAATACTTCGTTTGACTTCAGTGACTACAAAAACAAGGAAAAAAGCATTGTTTTAAACAATCTTTCTGAAGTACTTGCGTACCACAAAAATAAATTGACTATTTATGATGGTCTTCCATCAGCAGCGGTTCTGCCAAAGAAAGCATTGCCGATAGCAGCTAAGGCTTGGGGTAGTGCGCTCAATCTCAAGACTGAAGTTATCCGAGGAAAAGAATATTCAACATCACTTGCTGATAATTATGATGGTATTTTCCAAGCTGCATTTCGTGACACACTTCCTAGTGATGGTCTTGGACTTGCTGTTTACCCATATATCGGTGGAGATGGCAGCATGGCTCATGCTAGACCATTTCGTTTTTATAATAATGATTATAACAACAAGCCAAGAATGGTATCTGGTATGGGCTTCAACTGGGACCGACCGCTGAGTGGATTTCATGCTTTGATGCTTGGTTTGGACACAGCGCTTCCTGGTGCAATTAGTAGTATTGGTTCAAAAGTTGCTGAATTGATCAGCAGAGTGCCATCTCTTAGACCTGCTGCTGGTTTTGGATCACCAATGACACCTGCAATTTTTGGTGATAGCCAAGATCTTGCGCTAATGCAACAGCTAGGATATTTTACGGGAATGTTGAGTGACCCACTAGGTGCCTATGTTCAGATGGTAATGCATGAAATGGGTCATGGGTTTAACCTAGATCATCCGCATGAATATGAGGTGAATCGCGGGAAAGTAGGCTATAACTCGATTATGGATTATGAATCTGGTTTTTCAAATAGAAAACTCCTGCCAGGTGATATTGCTGGATTGAAGGCTATGCTTGGCAATGTAAAAGATTACAGTTCTATAAATATTCCTAAATTTAAAACAGGTGGCTATATTCCTGGCTCTCCTTCAATGGCAATTCCTGCACTTTTGCATGGTGGTGAGTATGTTGTAAACGCTGATGCTGTAAGAAACATGGGTGTAAGAACAATGCAAAGCATTAATCAATCCAAGTTCAGAACCCCATCTAGCGCCCCTTCTTATATGGGTGGAGGGCAAACAACGAATGTGTCTACGGTTAATATTAATGTTGATACATTTGTCGGGGAAGAAGAATGGTTTAAGTCTATGATGAAGAGTTACAATGTCAATGTCCTTCCAAAGCAACAGAAAGCGGCTGGGATGGAGACAAGAACTTTTACAAGCTATAATGGTATAAACCAGGGGTTGTAAATGTCAATTATTCAAAATCAACAATCTAATATAACCCATCTTGTCGTGCTTAACGGTCAAGAGATTACAGAGCATGGTCGGGTGTTTAGTGGTGGAATGACCACATCTGCATCTAATGTTGAATTGTTAAACGGGAATAAAAAAAGGTTTATTAAAAATGCAAAGAATACTTATTCATTTTCATTTACTTATCTTCCGGATATGCCGGAAAAAACAGTCGATGGTCGTAAGAGCAGAGATTACCTGCTTTCAATTGCCAGAGCTCCATCGTCAGCAAGTCTTTCAATAAAGCTAGACCCATCAGAACCTTTTTATAATACTACCGTATATGTTGATTCATATTCGGAGACATTAATCAGGAGAGATATTCCCAACCAGTGTGCTTATTACAATGTTGAGATTTCTCTTAAAGAGAAATAAAGAATGGACATTAATTTTTATTCTTTTTCTGATCCATTAAATAGCGGTATAGATTTCTATACCGCTGACGAATTTAAGACAGCTTTAATTCCATTAACTATTGAATCAAATGTTGTTGTACTGTCAAGCAAGATTGCTTTTTCGCAAATCGCTATTGATTCCAATTCCTTGGTGCAAACAAACGCAATCAAAATTGCATTTGCACAATCTCAAATTACAGACATCCTTAGTGCAACAGTAACTGTTGGAACTAGGGTTAAGAATGCAGAAATTGTAATTAATAGCTCCTGCCTAGTTGAGACATTAGCTATAAAGATTGCACATTCACAATGCTCTATTTCTATAGACAGTAATGTTGTAAGTAATTCTACTAAGTTTGCAAGAGCGGCATCAGATATTTCTGGGTCGGCTAATGTTTCTGCTTCTATGAAGAAAGAATCAAAAGCTGCAAGTAATATCGCAGTAACAAGCTCCCTGTCTGTAAATGCAATTAGGGTTCGGCTTATAGCAGCGGCTATGTCCGGCTCAGTCTCCTTGTCAACTGCTGGCAGACTATTCCTTATTACAGCAAGAATTAATGTTCTTTCAAATACTGATATAAGTGCTAAAGCTATTAGGTTTAGCACAAATATTGCCGCAGATAGTACATTAATCAGAACCCTGCTACTTCTTGACAATAAAGCTTTAACAAATCAAACAAGAATGCTGGATGTTTCGACAACCCCAATTTTTACGGAGAATACAAACTGGGCTGGAGATTCTTCAAGATATTATAAAAACAGCGCAGCTAATGGCGGTTCAAAAAGAACATTTAATATTAAGTGGTCATTTATCCCAAATTACAGCAATGCAACTGTTGATTTAAATGAGTCAAGAAATTATATTAAAAATATTTCAATGGATGCCGATACTCATACTTTGACAGTTATTAATCAAGATGAAGATGGCATAACTCCATATACGGAAGAGAATGTTACTGTCTTTGTTTCAAGTTTTTCTGAAAACTTAATAAGAAGAGACCTTGTTAATGATGTATACTATTTTGATTGCGCGTTAGCGCTAGAAGAGGTTTAAAATGTTGACATCTGGTATATACGGAAAGGAATTCTCGACTTCTTTTAATTCTTCTATTATATCTCCGGCCCAGAAGATTAAGCCTAAAATTATGATTAAATGGCTGGATAGTCGCCATGTTGATAACTTGGTGATAACAACAAATGATGCTCCTGCAAATACTGCTTACCCAAGCAGGGGATTTTTCTTCCCAGTGTCGGAGGCTATGAATGGAATTAAAAGACAATCATTTACTTGGGCAGTTGCTGGGGCTAAAGATGTGTATGGTGATGTGATTAAGGCAGATGGCACATGGTTTGCAATGCCTTCTTTAACATCAAATGATTTATCAAATACACAGGTGGGCAGTAATCTTGAATTTGGGTGGTGGTCGAATAGTACCAGTAATTCAAATACCCATGGTACATATAGCGGATATGGCTTTGCAACAAATCCTTATGTTGAAGCAACATTCACTACAAGAAAAGTAAATAAAATTAGGGTTGTTACATCTGAAGCGTATGGTCAAATATCTAATTATTTAGTGCAGGCGTATGATGCTTCTTTAAATCTTGTTTTGAATGAAGAGGGTATTATAAAAGATGGTACATATTTTCAAGATCACAATATATCCTTAGCCGCTTCAACTCAAAATATATCAAAAATAAGAGTGACTGTGCGTACCACGAAAAACCCGGTCGATTTTGCAAGAATACAGGAAGTTGTCCCAATTTACGAAGAAGATATTAGTGATTACATAATTGATTACTCTGTTAACAGAACTCGTGATGTCCATTCAACGAGCCTCCCAGTCGGCGGTTCAGGCATTGCTAGTGTTGATTTGAATCTAGATAATACAACTAAGGTTTTTAACTTATTTAACACAAGCTCCACTTATGGCAAATATATGGTTAAAGACCTTGAGGTTGAGATATATACTGGCTGGAGAATTAAGAAGCCATCATTTGATGATATCAATGCCTCATATTTGACAACGCAATTGGCGGCAAATATATCTAACTCTTCATCTACATTTACTGTTTTGGATAGATCAGTCCTGCCTACTGGCGGAGCGGGTGATGAGTTTATTGTCATTCTGGATAAAGACACTCAGTCAGAAGAGATTGTGCTTTGTTCTTCTGTTAACTCTTCAAATGTTGTTACAGT